GTGATTGCAGGAACGCCCATGATTTCCCCCCATTTGTGTAGCCCTAGCCGGTCTGTTGAGGCTATGAGCTATTCGTTAAAACCTCGTTAAAAGGCACGGATCCCGGTACTGATGCCGCCCCGCTGCCCGCTGGTCCGGAAGCCCTGCGGGAAGCGCCACGAGTTGGTGTCGTAGGTGTTGCGGTGCATGACCGCCGAGCGTGCGTTGACCAGCGCGCTGCGGAAGCGCGCGGTGTGATATGAGCCCTGCCGCGGGTCGCTGTAGGGCTTCTTGATCTGGTGCATCATGCGGCCGAGCAGGCCGTCCTGGATCACCGGCCCGTAGACCGGCAGTACCCAGTCAGGGATCTCCGGAAACGCATCGCGCGAGAGCGCGACGCCCGGCACCTTGGCCACGGTCGCGGTCCACGTCGTCGCCGCGGACGGCGTGTCGCGCACCGTCATGGTGCCGATCGTCTGCATCATCACCGGCTGGCCGTCGCCGAGCGAGTTTACCGCGCCGATAAGCATGAATATCTCGCCCGGCTCCTCCGGCACGAGCGAGTAGGTCGTCACGTTGGCGACGATGTTGACCGTGATGTCCTCCTGCCACATCGCCGTCTCGTAGAAAAATTCATGCAGCGTGTCCCAGAGCTCCTGCTTGATACCGGCATCGGTCGAGCCGGGCAGCTTGATGCGGGCGCTGTTGATGAGGCGGTCCAGGTCGTGCTTAAGCGAGGCCATGATGTTATGCTTCCGTGCTGACCAACATCATTCGGAAGGTGTCGCGAAACACCTTGGCGCGCGCGTCCTGGACGTCTTCCTGGTCACGCGTGAGGGCGTGGGCTACGAGCCCGTAGAGGATCGCCAGGCGAAACTGCGGCTCGATCGGCACCTCCTCGAGCATCTCGGAGATGCTGAAGTACGGCAGGGGCGTCATGTTGGTGTTGGTGCCGTCGCCGAGAAACAGGTCGGCGCGCAGGCGGCGCGCATCGGCGATCGTCACGTTGAGCGCGATCACGAGCTCGGCGTCCGAGTAGCGATACGCCTGGACCGTGTCGAGCAGAAGCGTGCGCGCGTCAGTGATGTAGTCTTGCACGAGGTCAAGCGTGCCGGTGGCTGCGGCGGCCATGGTCATCTCCCCTCGTTAAAAAGGTGCGGGGGGCGGCCCGCAGGACTTACTGCCCCCCGCTGTGTCGTCACCCGTTAGGTGCCCTGGGTGACAACAGCTTGCGCGAGCGCCTTGCCGTCGACGACCTGGTAGCCGTAGACCTGCAGTCCACGGAGCAACTGGCCGAAGGTCAGCTCGGATCGCAGCGTCTCGACCTTGGAGATCTGTGACGCGAAGGTCAGGCCGTGCGCATGGCCCGCGTAAATCACCCACTCGCCAGACGCCAAGCCGCCGGCAACGCCGTTCGGCAGGAGGTTGGAGATGTAGAGGGTGAACCGGTCGATCATGCCGAGGCGGCCGTTGCGCAGCATGGTCACGCTGTCGCCGGACAGGTATGCCTGGCGGAGCTCTGACTGCTTGATCATGCGGCCAGCCCAAGCCGGCATCACGATCCAACGACCAACTTCCGGGATGTTCTGCTCGTCGAGCACCTGGCCGAGGCGCAGGATAACATCGACGATCTCGACTTCCGCGCCGGACGGGTCGCGGCCGATCACGCTCAACGGGCCCGTGCTGGACACGCCGAGATTGATGTTCTGTGAAATGATGCCGGCAGTGGCGCCCTTGTTGGAGCTGTTGCACTGGTTGAGGATGCCGCCCAACACGTCCTGGTCGATCGTGATCTTCATCTGCTGAGCAGCGTCGTCAGACCACATGCTCAGGATGTTGAGATCCGACTGGATCTCCATCACGTCGTCGAGGATCAGCGAGAAGTATTGGCCATTGCCAATGTACAGCTCGATGTTGCTGCCGCTCGGACGATCGAACACCAGGGCGCCGTCAGCGTCGTAGGTGTGGATCGTGATCGTCGGCTTGGTGCGGATCTTGACGCGATCGCCTTTGTTTTTGATCTCGCCTTCGTAGTCGGTGTTGCTGATCGCAGCGAGCACCGTCGAGGCGTAGAACTTCTCGACCAGCTTGCCGCTCCAAATCTCAGGAATGAACCCAGTCGATTGGAGCGTGTTGCCTGTACCCCCGGTCGGGTAAATTGCCGGCGTGGTTACGCCTGTTGCTACCGGAAAACCTGAAGACGGAATGGCCATCGTGTCCCCCCATGTTCACGGGGGGTCACGTCGGTTTCCGACTGTTTGTTGAGCCCCCCAGTTATTGCACCCGAACCCGCCCTTCACGCTGCGCCAAGAAGATCGCCCGCTCGATGCGGTCGGCTTCCTGTTCGCGGCCTAACCAGCCACCACGAGATTTATCGTTGTAGAACCTGGATATGTCGGCGGGAGTGAATACTGGCTTCTCAGCAGCCACGTCGGAGGCGGGTGCTGACCTAGCTCTGCCTGGCGCCGCTAAGGTCTCCAGCGAGACGGGGCCCGGCGCGTGTGCGGTAGGCGGAGCCGTCGTGGAGCCCGCGGGGCTCGGGGCAGCCTCGATATTGGGATCGAAGCCTCTGAAAAATGCCATCACCCGTTCGGCGTTACCCGCCCGAAATGCGGCATTAAGCAGATCTCCCCTTATAGCACCAGAAAGCGGATCACGCAAGCCCACCCACTGCTTAAACTCTTCGGACTGGTTTACCTGCCGCCATTTCGGCATAATCCGGTCCATCGTCGCCCAAAGGTTTTGGACGTTTGAGACATTTAGCCGCTCTTTGAGCTGGTTATTCTCCCTGGTAACCCGCTCCAATTCCGGCCCCAAAGCCTCCTTGGCGGCGCTCCGCATGAGCTCGATAAACTCGGCGCCATACTGGTCCTCAACTTCCTTCGGGATCAGGCGTTGAGGCTCAGGCGCCTGCGCGGCGGCGCGCGCCTGCAGGGCGTTCTGCAGTCCCATAATGTCCTGAGACATCTGGGACATGGTTTGTTGCATTTGTGCTATTATTTCCTGGGACTTGTCATATCGCCCCTTCATGGAATTGTAACGGTTTTCCCACTCTACCGCGTCCGGCCCGTGCGAAACAGGCTGCGGGCTTATCGGCACAGACGATAAAACGGGCTGCGGGCTGGTTGGGGCATTCGACACGACCGGCGGCTGCTGGGTTACCGGCTCGGGTTGTGGCGGCTGCGGGACGTCGGTTTTGGCGGGCGCCGGCGGCGCGTTCGGATCTTTGTAGAAACTCTCCGCCCTCTCGGCAGCGGCTTTGACGAAATCAGGTATCTTAACGTTTTCGTCAACAGGCATAAGTGGTTTGCGCGGTGCGTCGCGCACGACGTCAATCGTAGCCATGGTTCCCCCCATTCGCGCGTGCGGCTCTGCGGCACGGGCGTCTCGTTATGCGAACGGGCGGTCACCTGTGGGCTTCTGGGTGGGCTCGGGCCGGCGCGTGCGACGCTCAGCGAGCAGTCGCAACGTCCCCAGCGCCTCGCGCACCCGGCCCTGCATCGTGAGCACCGTGTCCGCACTAGCGGCAATGAACGAGCTCTGCAGCTCGTTTAGATACTTCTCGTATTCGACCAGGAAATCCCGCCATTCAGCGGGCGCGGCTCGCGCCAAACGATCAGCGGCACCTGGCAGATCGTGAACATCCATCACTCACCGTCGTTGTCGGTGTCAAAATCCATGATTGACGGCGTGGCCGTCTCCGGGCCAGGCGTCGCCTTGGCATACATCTGCTGCGAGCGATCGGCCGGGTCGCCGCTCGTGAGCGTGTTGAGCGCGTGCCGCGAGGGCAACATCTGCTCCATCGCGCCCTTACCACGGTGGTTCTTGACGATGCCGCGGCGCGAGAGCGGCGTCAGATCCTTCTTGAAGACCATCACTCGCTCCCCTCGAAATTGCCCATAGGGCCGAAGCCAGAGTTGGCGAAGCTGCCCGGATCCTGCTTCGTTACCTGCTTGTTGTAGATGCGCGTCTGCAGCGGCTTGATGCGCGGGGCATGGAGACCCAGCGTGCGCGGCACGCCGCCGACGACGGAATGCGGGCCCGGCACCTTCGGCGTCTTCGGCAACGACTGCGCCGGACGCTTTACCGTGATGTTGGGCCCGGGCATGTGACTACCGCGCGGACGTGATGCCCGCGGATGCCGGCAGCGAGCCGGTGAAGCCGAACATCTTGCCCTTGCCACCCTCGGCGAACTTATTGCCGGTGCCCTGTGACTGCTCGGGCCCGTTATCGTGCGCGGTGCCGCCAGGCTTCTGGGTGCCGGCGTTCTGGTGACCGAACATCGATGTGTTGCCACCCTTGGCGAACTTGTCGCCGGTACCCTGCGACTGCTCAGGCCCGTTGTGGTGCGACGTGCCGCCAGGCTGCTGGGTGTCGGAGTTCTGGTGCCCGAACATCGGCGTGTTGCCGCCCTTCGCGAACGTCACAGCCTTCTCGGACTTCTCCTTGGAAACGCCTGCCATATTACCCCCCATGGTGTGAGGCGGAGCTGTCGCTCCGCCCCATTTCGTTAGGTCAGCCTACCGTCGCTTAGACGAACGGCACCTCGACCCAGCACACCTCGGCGCTCGAGCCGGAGGTGGTGCCAACCGTGGTGCTCATGGCGAGCGACATGGCGATGCCGGGCGGCAGGATCAGCGAGCCCTCGTGGAACTTGATGAGCTGCGTGGTGGCATCGGTGGTCGCGCCATAGGTGGCGACATAGTCGGCCCACACCGGCGTGCCCGAGTGGGTGTACGCCGATAGCGGCCTCGCCTGGCACTGCGGGACGTCAGAGACGCGGCCCGAGAACAGGTTGGTGTTGGCCACCGCCGGCGTGGTGAAGGTGCCGGCCGCAGTCAGCACAGCGCTCGAGCTGTACCAGTTGACATCGTCCACGACGGTCGCCGCGAGAACCTGACCAACCGCCGTGTAGACGAGCTGGAGGTTCACGCCCGAGCCGGGCGGATTGTACAACGTGAAGACCGAGGCCAAGGAGGCCGCGATCACCGGGATGGTGACACCGGTCACGCGGAACTTGAACAGGTTCTTGCGCTGGTTCTGGTTGAACCACTTGCCGTGCAAGTCAGCGTTGAGCTGCTCGCCCTGCTTGCCAAACACGTTGTTGGTTTGCATCGACCCGTCGCCAAGATTGGCGGTGGCCGGATTGAGAACAATACCACTCATGTTACCCCCCTCACGAGCAGTATCGAAA